GGGCCTCGGCAGCTAAAGAAACCGGTCAGAGTGCCGTTGCGGCTCGTCAAGTGTTTAGTGGCAACTACTCGGCTATCTCTGCCGCTAACCCTGGTATAGGAGCTGCCGGAATCGCATCTGCTATCTCTACTCAACAAGTAGGTCTCGGTCGTTCAATGCAGGGATTGAACTTCACCCAGCTATACACGACTCAAGGTGGAATAGCTCAACTTTCTCAACTATCCGGTGGACTTAATGGTCCCGGTGAATCTATGAGTGCATTCAGATCAGATATTCTAAGTGGATCTACCAATGCTCTGAGAGCTAACGATACGTTGGTTGCTCAGGTAACCAGCAGATTCTTGACTCCTCAAGTGAGGGCAGCTATAGATTCTGCCGTATCCGGTATTCCTGGAGGTAGGAATACCATAAAATCCAACCCAGATATCGTTGCTGCTCAGATTACCCCTCGAATCCTACCAATGGTTAATGCTGATGAAATTGTTGCCGCTTTCGGTAGGCTTGGTCAAACAGGATTGAACCCAGATCAAGCCGTTACTCTTCTTATCCAGACTTATCTTGGTCAGTTCGGAAATCTAGTTGGACAACATAGCGAATTGATGAAGCAGAAGCAACAGAATCTTTCTAAAGTTCCTAAGCTCGGTGTGGCTGGAGGATCTGCTAGCAAGAGTGGTGGCAGTTGGGGATCTAGATCTGGATCTTCTAAGGGGCTTAATCCTGTTGTTGATGATGCTCTTTCTCAACTGAAGGGACAGCATGTAATCGTTAATTCTGCTGGTGGCGCAAGGGTTGTCTCTATAGAGGAGGCTGCTAAGGATTATACGGATCAGATTGCCAAGGGCACTGCAACTATGGCTGATGGAAACAATGTTGGTCAAACTATATCTCAGGCTTTGGGTGGAGAAGCTGAAACTAACTATGTAGGAACTGATACTACTAATTATCAAGCATCTAGGGGGCAAACAACGAAGAAGTCTGGTCTTGATACCGATAGAGGGATGAGTGTCGATGCCTTCAATGCATCTCAGAAGAAGAAAGCAGATAAGACAAGCGGAACAGTCATCATCACTCCATCTAAGGAGCTTCTTCAGTTGTTGAGCTTCCAGGCTAACGGTAATGTTTCTATCGCTACAGGTGGAGCTGCTAGCAATTCAGTTCCAGTGCCAGGCAGCTAATGGGTACCGCACAGTTGGGTAATCTAAGTTTCAGGTTGAACCCTAATCAGATTCACTATGCATATCAAGTCGATTATGTAACCATCGATACCCTTGGCGGTCAGGTCGTTCAAGTTCTTGGTGCAACGACAGGCGATATCACGATCTCTGGAATGTTTGGTCAAGACCGTTCTAATGGTTTGCAGTCATGGCAGATTGCGGAAGCCTTCCATGCAAGCATTCGATCTATGATGGACAGACAAACCGTTCCTCCGAAGAAGCCAGGTGACCCTATTCATCAGCCTATTAACTTCACCTTTCATGATGGTGATATTAATTGGGATATGAAGGTTCTTATTAAAGGGATCGAAGATCTAGAGGGAACTGGTGCTATTGAGCATAGCAACGGTAAATTTTCATATGGATATAAATTGACCCTTTTCTTGGTAGAAGATACTTCGCTGTTGTTGAGTCGTATTGCTACAGATAAATTCATTTCCCGTATCGCTAATGGAGTCGGTTGGAAGCGAAGTAAGTTCAATGGTTCGATGAGTCTATCTGATGCAATTAGCTTCATTCAGAAGAATTCAACGAATGGATCATTCCAGGGTTACCTTAGCGCTCTTACCTCAGGGACAGCACAAAGTGGAACCGTACCTAAGGGGGCATCGAAGTAATGACACAACCCGGATCTTATTGGGGTACTGATGTTCCTATTTCTATGCCTGAACCCACTACTGATGACGTAATAATCGATATGGGTGCACATGGATTTTCTATTAACGGTTTAGTACATAATCTCAGTCAGTCTGACCTTGAAGATTATATGATGCCTACCTTTACTCCCGAGGGGAGTGAAAATGGGTAACGGTTTCTCATTCAAAGTCAATGGATCTAATGGAACCCTTTCATATAGAGATAGCCAGGGATACCATTCTGCCTCCCTGAGAGTTAAGAAGCTCTCATACAATTATGGGGTTACTTCCGATGAAAGTCACGCAAGAGAAGAAAGAGCCTTCTATCCACATCGTCGTGTTCAGGGTCAATTCTCTTTAACGATCGATTGTGTCGGCTATCGTGAATTCAAGCAGTTGATGTCTTGGCTTTTGGCCTATACCGATGAATTGTTAACAGGTGCAGAAAGAGATAGCTCCAATGTAAGTTTGATGGATGTCTCTTGTCCTGTCAGGAATTTTCATAAGATCGGAATCCTAACTTCTGGAATAGATGACCATACTCAGGTCGGAGCTATGGTATTCAACCCAGAGCTAATCTTTGTTGCTCTCAGTGACCCTCAAGATCCAGCTATATCTCTGATCAGAACCTCAGATGTCAGTCAATTTGCAAGCCCTCAGATCGACGCTAACCTCACCACATCCTTCTACCCGGTCACTGTAGCCAACTATAAGGATTCGTTGCTCTACGACGATCTGAGCGCCCTTAACAAGGATGCTGCGGTGGCCGCACTAGTCAACCCTAAGGTCACTCACGATGGAAAGAATACGGGGGTACAAAACTAGTGGCAACATTTGTATACGCACCAGCTATCAGAGTTCATATCGAAAGCCAAGATAAGGGAATTATCGACATCTCTGGCGATATTACCAATTGGCAGTTAGTACGCAGATCCAATGCTGTATCAAGTTTCAATTTTGTTCTTCAGAACTCTCAAAGAAAATATGACGGAGTATTCAGACCTGCCGATAGGATAACGGTAGAACTAAAGAGGATCACTTGGGTTCGTGTCTTCACCGGATCACTGAACAACAGTCCTATCTTCTCGGCATGGCCTAGAGCACTTCCATTATCTGCAAGTTGTTCATTGAAGAAACTTCAATTCTGGCCGTGGGACCCGACGACAACCGCTGCCGTTGATTTGTTTCAACAATTCTTGGGAAGTCCCTCGATAACAAACTCTGCTGTTGGTGATGGTGGACTATCAAAGCTTGCAACAGAAGCTATGGTACAGGTGACTAATTGGGATCGTAAAGCTATCCATTTTGGTCAGGTACCTAACACGTGGTTCAAGTGGGCTGAAAAAACAGAAACGCTGATCACTCAAGCATCTAACATGCAACAAATCCTTGGATCAACAGCAACTATCCAAGGTAATCAGGTAGTGGGCCAGATTAGTCTTATTGCGGGAAAATATAGCGGAGTCTCTGTAGATAATACCCAGGTCAGTAATGCCGCATCTATTTATGCGGTTATTCTTGGACAAACCAATCTATCCACAGCAGCCCTACAGGATAGAGCTTTTCTGATCTCCATCATGACGGTAATGCAAGAATCACAACTTGAAGTTTTAGATCATGGGGATAGAGATTCTGTTGGTCTGTTCCAGCAACGTCCCTCGGAAGGTTGGGGAACTAAGACTGAATGTATGGATATCGTTCATTCAACTAAGGCATTCATCGCTGCCCTCATCAAGGTACCTAACTGGGATACTATCGACCCCGGACAGGCTGCTCAAGCCGTACAGAGGTCTGCTGCTCCTGCCGAATACAGCAAATGGTTCAACTTCGCTACAGCTATTGTGGCCGCAGGTCGTAAGGCCTATCAAGCTCAACTATCGTCTGGACAGAACAACACTCTAGCTTCTGGCGGTTTGGCAGCAGGACAGCCATCCGGCACGATGCCTCGTAAAGGTACGGGCACAGCTATGGCATCTGTAGCTCGTGACTTGATCACATCACGACCTGCTGGTTCTATTAGATATAGTCAAGATGGTGTCTCTCCACCCGAGTCAACAGTTCCCACCGTTCTTGATTGTTCTGCTTTAGTTCAGTGGGTCTACTACCATACAACCGGATCTCTATTGAACCATAGAACATCAGAGGATCAATATTCATTATGTAAAACTGCTGGCGGGACTATCATTCCTGTTGAGCTTGCGGCAAAGATCCAAGGAGCCCTTGTATTCGTTGTTAATCCATCCAACGACGATGCCCATCATGTGGGAGTTTCCCTTGGAAACAATACACATGTAGCAGCTCACACCGATGGTGTGCCGCTTGCCCAGCAGGTAACGGCAGGAGATCCAATCATAGGTGAGTTCACGACCGGAGGTCTTCTTCCTGGAATTGATTACTCAAATGCAGCTACAGATGCAGATACCGCAAGTAAGTTGCAGCAGATCCTACATACTTCAACCTCCGTCTCTAAGGTGTCCGTAGGACCAGCCTCAGATCCATCAATCACAACATCAGGAGCCAGTACAACTGATGGCACTTCGGTGATCGATCAGTTGATCTCTATCGTAGCTAATCCTCCAGTCGCTTCGGGAGATGTCTTCGGTGGCGCTCGCCAGTTGATCCATAATCAAACATTTCTTCCTTGGTTGCAAACTGTAACCAACTCTTCTATGAGAGCTTTCTGTTCTGCGCCGAACGGGGACTTCATCGCATGGTTTCCCGATTACTTTGGAGTTTGGGGTACCTCTGCTGCAATGACAATTCAGCCGATTGAACTTCAAGACTTCACTGTTGATTGGTCAGACCAACAGATCGTCACCCACGAGTTCGTGATTGGTTCTCTTCCATCAGTGATCGATAATGTTTCTGGTGGTATTGCCAACGGTGCTGACTCGACCTATCAAGGTTTAACTCAACTACTGGCGACTCGCGGAATTGCTACGATGGACTTTCCCCAAATATTCCAGGCTATCTATGGTAAGCCAGCAAGTGGTTCCTTCGTATCAGATTATCTTCAAAGATTCGGAGCTAGACCTAATCTTGATCAGATGGCTAACATCCGAGCTGGTGATCAGGAATTTTACATGGCTCTATGGAACTTCATGTATTACTGGGCAGCTCAATTCTCAGCCCAAGTTCCTATGACCTTCATGCCAGAACTATATCCAGGGATGATATTGAAGATCCCTGCATTTGACTTCCAGGCATACGTTACCGAAGTAGAACACTCTGGTTCCTATGGACAGAATGGTGGATTTACTACTAAGGCAACAATCGTTGCTCCTGCCAGAATAGATAAGAAGTCACGAAGTGACCTATTCGGATTATTGCCTATTGGGGGAAGGTAATGGTTGAGTACAAGAAGCCTTTAGGTCCTGGTACATCAGCAACGGATGGCTTATATACTTATTGCCATATCGTAGATGTAGATCCCATCAATAAGATTGCTCACGTAATCGATCAATTAGGTAATCCTCGGCAGGTCAGTATCACCAGATCAATGGGTAAGCAACTGAATTATCCTGCTATAGGTGAAGATTGGATTATCACCAGGCAATATGGTGACTGGATTTTTGCTGTAAACGTTAATGCTCCACCGAGATCACTTCATGAGGTACCTGCTGGCGGAACGACGAATTCTGTTCTAGCGAAGAACAGCGGAACTGACTACGACGTGCAGTGGTTGATATCTGCTACCGCTGCAACTCCGAATTCAATAGCCAGACGAGACGCTAACGGTAATACTCAAGCCGCAACTCCGGTTGTCGGTGCCGATGTTGCTCCTAAGTCCTATGTCGATGGGCAGGTCTCTGCGGTACCAGGAGTACCCACAGGTGTCCTTTACCCGTATGCGGGCAGCTCAGCCCCGTCTGGGTACCTTCTCTGCAACGGTACAGCTATCAGTCGAACAACATATTCGGCTCTCTTTTCTATCATAGGAACTACCTATGGTGTCGGCGACGGATTAACGACCTTCAACCTTCCGAATATGCTAGGTCGTATACCAGTCGGAATTGATGCTGGACAGACAGAATTCAATGCCGCAGGAGTAACTGGAGGCGAGAAGACCCATATCTTAACTGTCACTGAGATGCCTTCTCACACTCACACTCAATCGCCTCACAATCACACCCAGGCAGCTCACACTCACAATATCAAGTCTAATAGCGGAAGCGGTGCTACCTGGCCAGGTATGCCTCCCTCTGGTCCTACTTTTGTCGGTAACTCTGGAATCTTGGATTCCCAGACTCCATTCATTAATAGCACAACTGCAACAAACAACAATACTGGTGGAGATGGAGCGCACAACAACCTTCAACCCTATCTAGCCCTTAACTACATTATAAAGACGTAAATCAAAAGGAGAAAAAATAATGGCAGCCTTTTCACTAGATATTGCTGATTCGGATCTTAGTCGAGTAACTGCGGCTTTATGCGCACCTATCAACGTCGGATTCAACCTTCCTGGAGCTGAAAGTATAGATGCCAATACGGCTAGGCAGCGAGCTATTCAGTTCCTTATTGCAGTAACCCAGCAATATGAGATCGACCAGGCATCTAAGGCATTCGTTCCTCCGATCATCACTTAAACTGTATAGCTATCAAAGCTACCTACTAAGTAGGGAGAGGAATAATCAATGAAAACATTAGCTCTAGCCCAGGGAGACCTGTCTCCTGCTCCGGGCGGCTACTTAATGATAGAAGGGGTAGAAAAGATCCATCAAGATCTCTCTTTAGCTCTCAGAGAATCCTATGGGGCAGATAGATTGCATCCTCGTTGGGGTTCGATACTTCAGCAATTTATTGGAAATCCTCTTACTGATGAGATCAAAGCAAAGGTATTAACCGAAATCAATAGAGTGATAGGTAACTACATTACTGTGCAGAATGCAAGAATAGTACAAGATAGCAATACTGGAACGCTTTCCAATCTGACTACTGATGATGTCGTTAGATCTATCTCCAATATTACTGCTCAACAGATTTATGATTCGCTAGTAGTAAGTGTAGTGTTACAGACACTTTCTAGACAAACTGTTAATATCAATCAAATTATGTCTTAGGAAAATAGATGCCAACCACTACCAATGATATTGCATCAAGGATAGTTAACTCTCTCTACCTTTCCGACCCTGAATTGGATACCTCTATTGGTTCTCCGCTTCGTAAGATCATAGATGCAGTATCCGATCAGATCTCTCAACAAACCGTTGATAGTTACCTACTTCAATACACCTATGATGTTGATTCTAAAACTGGTGGAGATCTGGATGACTTTGTTAGCAACTTCAGCCTTACAAGACTTCCTGGACAGAGAGCTTCTGGAGTTATAACATTCAGTCGTTCTACTGCCATTGCAGCAACAAAGTCAGCAGTTATTCCTCCCGGTACTCAAATCGTTTCTCTGTCAACCCCACCGGTCTACGTTCAGACAACGGTAGCTGCCATTATTCCTATTGGTCAAACTGGAGTTGATGTACCCGTCCAGGCAATTACTGCTGGTCCACAAGGGAACCTATTAGCTGGCACCTTAACCACTCTTATCACCAACATTGATGGTATTTCTAATGTGACCAATGCTCAACCTCTTATTGGTGGAACTCTTTCTGAGACGGATGCCCAACTGAGGAATAGGTTTAAGACAACAGCCTTTCGTAACCTTGCCGGAACTGACTCGATGTACAGGGGGATCTGTCTACAAACGCTGGCCGATCCTACAGATCCTTCCTCAAACGCAGTGACCCAAGTTAATATTCTAGGATCAACGAAGCATAATGTAGAACAAATACAAGTGGTATCTGGGACAGCTACTTCATCTCTTACAAGCTCTTCATACAATTTCGCATCATCAGTATTTGTAGGACCCTCTATTAGCACCGGAGCTATTCTAAGCCCTAAGTCTAACTATACCGTTACTGTAAATAATGGAGTTGTCCCTGCTACCTTAACCATAACCTCAGTGGGAACTGGAATGCCCGATGGTGTCTATGACCTTGAATATGACTACGTTCCTATTTCTAGTAGGAATGATCCATTCGGTAGTCGTTGGGGACAAGGAGTAGTGAACAATAGGGTAGATGTGTATGTGAACGGAAACTCTTCTGGATTAGCTGTGCAACCAATCTATTATGTAAATACGCTTAAATTCAATGCAACGGCAGGAGACTCCTTGTTAAATACAAGGTTCGTTACCTTAGCCGGTGTCAATCCAGCAGTTAATGATGTGTTCGTTCCTCTTGCATATGGGCCTATTCTTAGTATCCCCTCCTCAATAGTTGTCGGTGGATTCACCTACACCATAGGAACAGACTACGATATTGTTCATCAAGATGATGCATTTGGTTATAGCACCACTTCACAATTTGGATTAGTATTCAAAATGGCTTCTGCTCAGAATACTGCGCACCCAATCGCCAATAATTCAACATGGAATATGACATATACCTTCAATCAGGTTCCATTGCTTGTCTCTCAAAATCTTGCCAACTGGAGATTGGTGGGAACAGATGCACAAATCCATGCAGGGAAGATTGCCTATATGCAATTGAATTTCGCCATCGTATACTCTCCTAACTATTCGCCAAGTTCGGTGAATACAGCAGTAAACAATGCGATAAGTGCATGGATGGCTAATCTAGGATTCAATTCAGCTCTTCAAGTTTCAGATATTCACAATGTGGCATCTAATGTCCCAGGTGTCGATAATATCAGACTAACAAATAGTGTCGATAACTCGACTACATATGGGATACAACAGGTGCAATCAACTGGATCATTAATCACCACCTTCAATATCTCAGGTAGACCGAATGATGTCTATTTCGATGATAGAACATATCCGGTCCTTTACAATATCAACTATACAGTCAAGGCAAGAAATACCTTCCGCACCTAAGATGAAAGGAGGAATAGATGGCAGTTCAAGTGCAACCTCGTGGAGACAATAGCTCTTTCTTTGCTACACAACAGAACAATCCCGATGGTACCTATTTGATAACCGATCAAATAGATCCAACACAGCCCCAAATCACTTCATTAAGAAGGATAACAGATCCACTTATTCCTTCTGAGAATTCTGGTGAGGTGGTAAAGAATTTCGATCCAGATTTATATGACCTAAAGTCAACCTCCCATCTTATGAGATTAATTAGGGCATTAACTGGATCTTCTGGAGTGGGTGGAATCAGGAAGCAGAATTTCATAGCAAGGGCCTCCTCAAGTATCTCCGGAGCTAATTTCGTAGACTTAGACTCCTTCTACGGAGCATTGTTCAATTTCCGTAGAAATGGAATTGAACGTATGCCATTGAATGTAGATGGAAAGATTGTTAATCCTTTTACAGACAGTGCTAACTCTGATATCTGGGATGATGCACTATCTCGTGATGCAAGATTTAGATCTCGTATACTTCAATTAGCAAGAGCTATCAATATGGGAGGATCATACGCAGGATTAAGAGGAATCGCTGAAGCAATCCTCTCGGTAGAGACAGATATAGTCGAATCTTGGGTTAAAGTCGATATGCTGGCTAACAACAGCTCTCTCTTAACCCCTACAGGAAAGACATATGGTCAAGTAACAGCTCAGTTCTCAACATGGGGAAATATCAATCAATCATATGATTCTCTATCTGGCGGTCTATTCGGAGCCGGAACAACTCCTTTAGGTAATAGGGGAGAATTGATCTTTACACCTCGAAGAATTATCACTACCGAAGAAGCTTATCAATTGATGCAGGTATTACAGGTATTGAAGCCATCACATACCCAGATCACTATTGCTAATGTAACTAATCAATCCTTCGCCCAGGTAACTCCTAGATCTCTGTTTGCCGATTCAGAGAATTGGACAATTCAAAATAGGATTACTCCAGCTATCAATTTAATTCAGCCAACGGTTCCTCTGTATAAAAATGCTGGGCAATTCTCTTCCGCTAGACCTATCTTCTCGGAATATAGTGGAGAAGCATGGAGCTATAATTCTAACGTTATAAAGACAATCTCATATCAAATAAAGGATGGCGTTATTGCTCAGCAAGGTAATGATGAGAAGATAACATATCAAGATGGTCAGACCCATCAATATAATGTGGCAGATGGCTTAATGGATACGCATAAGGCTATCTCAGCTAGATTAAGTGGCGATGGAGTTATTACCACATATCCTTATTCCGGCGACAGAATTACATATCAGAGTTAAATATGACTAAACCACTATCAAATTTGTTTGTAGGCTCATCAGAAGCATCTTCGGTTAGCCAGGCACTTAATCTCAATCGGCCAACTGTTGCTGTCCCTAATAATTCATCAAGTTCTGATAGATTCTGGGCATCAGAAAAGCATTTCATTAATGATACGACCCAAGAGGTACTGGAGATGAATTTTTCTACTGCCTCCTTAACTAATCGTATCTCATTCGATGTCTCTAGATTCCCTTCGACAATAACCATACAATATACTAGAGATTCTGGGAACAATTGGCTCCCAGTAATTGATCCTGTTACTTCTAATCCGATCTCATTAGAGATACTTCGATCTTTCCCTGCTATTCTTCCTTCTCCAAATACAGTCGAGGGACATAATCATCCTCAACATGATTATGATGGACATTGGGAAAGGTTGCAATTTAATGTGGCACCCGATGAAATGCAAAAGATAAGATTCATAATTCAAAGAAACCCTAATGGACAACCTCCATTAGATAGTTCAGGAAATGCAATATCTTATTCAGTTGCCCTTCAGAACATCTACATCGGATATGAAATCTCTTCAGAGAATGATATTCCTAGATCAATCCTAGAAGATGGATCACCAGCGAATGAGAAGGTATTCGCTAACTCAGCAGACGTATTCGGCTCCAACATAGGTTTCGCTAAGAAGACCAATTTCGCTAATAGTATCCTATTTAATACTGATGCATCTGCTCCATTGATTTGGAAATCTGAGCCACAACCTTTTCCTCGTGCTGTGGTCAACTTCTATGCGGACCTAAGAGATAAGACTGGCGATGGCCAGATCATCGATAGGATCTTTATTGATCCTCTCTATGATGGCAGTCATGTAACCCTCTACTATTCGAACGATGCAGTTGGCGGGGAGTTTGTATCATCCAGAAAGGCATTAACGACAACTCAAGCATCCTTCTCCAATGCGGGCATCAACTCTGCTGGGAATATTAATTTAGGTAATTATGGAGATGCTTCTTTCTTACAGGTAAACAATGGATATATCTCATTCGATCCATCACAACCATGGTGGATAGGGATCGAGTTTACATTAGGTTTTTCTCAATCAGCAGATGGCAATGACCACATTCTTTTTGGTTGCGGTAGTTTCCAGATAGGATTCAATTCAACTGGGGTCTTCCTAAAAACAATCTCTAATGACACGAACCTATTAGCTGTGTCACTTGATTCAACTAATCCTATTCAGCTAATTGGTGCTTACCATAACGGAATGTTACACTTAAGTGTACAACAAAGCGGAATAGTAACTACCTCTGATATTACAGCATCGGTTAATATCGGTTCCAACCTTCCAGCTCAAATTTTTATAGGAACCGATATAACGAATACTAAATTCGCCAATAGCGTAATATCTGCATTCATTCTAAAACAAGAAAGTTGGATAGATGACTCGTTCCTTCAGGGACCTTCGAAATTCTCAAAAATCCCGAGATTCCAAACAGGCTCGGATGTTGCTTCAAAGAATGCCCTTCTCCGCTTTGATTCCTCGTTAATCTCAAATACCTCAGCTACAGGTATGGTAGGCGGTCCAGCCTTCAATTACGAAAACATGAGCTGGACCCCTATTCCCAGAGAGTATGAATTACATAGGGGTAATATGCAATTGCCTCCTACTAAAGCTAAGTTCTGGAATTTAGAAATAACTAATCTTCGTGCTGAAGTCAATGAGAAATTCATTCCCGTTGAACGTACCGTAAAGACCTTCCCTCCAGAAGTCATTCAGCAATTCTCCGACAATGATGGAGATAGGTCGTCTGTAGATGATATGGGAACCAATGTTCAAATTTCATTGGCTAATTCGATGTCCTTCAATGATGCTCCCACCCAAATTGGAACCGGTCAGACAGATACTGGATTCACGAGTACAGAAGTTTATGTATCTGAAGATTATGAAACTCAGTTGCGTTTGCGTACCCTCGGTAATGAGTGGAAGTATCGTCAATGGCATCCCGATAGAACCTCTCCCAGGTTTAATAAGGTCGGAAAGCACAACTACACAATCTCGAATATAAGACAAACTTCGAATATCAGTTACTACACAGGTCTAAGGCAAATCCAATTTTCCAGAACGGTGAAGTCTTCTCCTCAGGATCATAGCTTTATAGAGGAGTCATTCACAGATGGAACTGGAGTCAACCAGGGTAACTGGTATATTCCCGCAGGTGGTGGTCTTTACAGTGGAACAAACAGATCCTCCTCTTATGCCAGAACTACTTCTGTACTTATTCCTACTCAGAGACCAATAAGAGGAATTCAGTTTGCATCACAACAGACTGATAATAAGCAAATAAATACTAATGGTGAATTCAGTGATCCCTCATATTCACCATCTCAGGTAACCAATTGGTCATCGCAGGGTGACGGAAAGATACTTGGTCTGACACAACCACTTTCTGGTGGAGATACAGCTCTTCTTGTTTCTCGACAGACTAATCAAGGTTTCTGGGGAGACATCTCGATCAACTACGTAACCTGGGGAGGATTAGCGGTAGGGAAGGGATATCAATCATCTACTGATTCGGTTACATTCCCAACAACATCTTCTACTTCAGTACTTACACATCAAGGTATTCAGCAAACCTCTATCCAGGTTCAATCAGCCGATGGAACGATCAACTACGTACTTGGAACTGACTATAGCCTTTCTGCTACGAATGGTTCTAACCCTAATTCGGTGACGACAATAGGTATTGTGTCAACGGGCTCCATTCCTACTTCGACAGCTATCAATGTTCTTTACAACTATGCTGATTCCTCTCACCCCACAGCGGTTTCCTATAGGGATCTCTCTGTAGGATTACAGGCACCGAGTTTTACAGGAGGTATCCAGTCGAGTCCGATTCCATTACCTCCTGGTGGAAAAGTTCACGCTGCCGCTAGAGTTACAGCAACTCAAAGTCTTACACAACCTCTATGGATTCAGATAATCGATGCAGACTCGGGAGGAATCCTGGCCGAACAGCAATCCAATGTCGGAAAAAACGAAGTGAAGGAGTGGTATACGTCTGTAGATATCAAGGACTTCGGAGGAAAAGTAGGTATCACATGGGGAGATCTCATCGGAAAGAAGATCTGGTCTTCCTGGAGCGATAACTTCCAAAGGGCTGACAGCTCCTCTCTGGGCTTTTTCACCTCTGGCCAGTCCTGGAACACTCCAAGCGGAGGAACGTCGCTCAGCGTTGCTTCTAGCGCCGCTAAAGCGGTTTCTACAGGTAACCGAAGCGAGGTAGATACCGGAACTCCATGGGGGACCCTTGATGTCACCATAGGAACGGCCGTGACAACCGCAACCCATAGTGCTGCCGTGCCAGTTATTGACCTCGGTGGTTGGCTGATGATGAACGACTCCACTATCGAGTCAACTAATATCTCAGCTACCCTTTTAACTATGACAACTGCTCTAGCGAATGGTGTCCGTTACAGGTTCAAGTTCATGCCTACATCCATCGTTCCAGCGGGTCAACAAGTAGCTGGTGCAGATCCAACCGTTAGACCGTATTCGTTACTTGTATTCACTCGTAACAATGACACACCAACAGCTACTGAAACTTGGGTACAGACCTATTCCGGGACAAGATCATTCGGAACAGTAAGAGCACTCATGGGAGCTGCTAATCAGACCTTTACCTATTTTGCTTGGAATCCAAGTCCAGTCCAGATCAACCTTGTAAACCAACAGCTAGCACTACCAGTTCCTCAGACCTCTCAGTTGGTTGATTCAGGAACAGGAAGCATCTTCTGGGATCAGTTACCAACAAAAAGATGGGAGTATGCTGGAGCATTTACGTATTCGACTGTGCTTAATGCTACTGCTGCCTCATCATTAGCTCCAGGTGGTGCATTCACTATCCCCGGAACGATGGCTGTCGTGGATGTAAAAGATCAATATGGATCAATGGATTTCAATGTAACTCAGGTAGCATCAGGACTAGCCACGAGTCAACAGGCTATCGCATACCTGAACTACAATCCGGTTTCAGGTAAGATCCTTACGCTGCAAGCAGATGGAACGATCCTCCTATCCGCAGGCTACTATGATCCTATCAATAATCCTGGATCTACAGTAAAGACAAGCATGTTCGCATCTGCAACCGCAGGCCCGATAGCTGTCAGGTACATCTCTGCTCAGACACTTTCTTCAAGCTTTAAGACAACATGGTCAATTGGAGTCAACGATACTCAAGCTATTGTTGTCCTTCAATCTAATGCGGTTGTCGGAGTCTACTCAGGAATTGGGATATGGGACACCACAGTAAGAGGAGTCGGTGGAGCAAATAACGGAAATAGTGCCGGTCAATACACGATCATCGAAGGATTCTCTTGGAATCCAGATGCTTCACTATTGGCAACTAATACAAGTAATGTAACTTGGGGAAATGTTACCTATGGTGGTACCAGAACCTATGATCAGTTGTCGTTGACAACAAGAGCATCCGTACAGAATATAATCATTCGATTGATTCAGAAGACTCCTACTCTTGACTACTGGTTCACTCAAAGTGTTGCACTGTTCTGGGAGCCTGTTGTATGGGCATTCTCTTGCGATGGTGGATTGACATTCTGGAATTCGGGGGATATCCGTAATAATCCAAGAGGAATAATGATATTCCCAAATAGGCTTACTAACTATAACAATCTAGTATGGAGGGTAACTTCCTATTCCGGAGATGTTACGATCAATAATCTAACTATCAGACCAGTCTATCAGGGTATGTCTCAGGGTATTCCCCCTAGACCTACCCAACTTCCCCTGGGACCTAACCTTGTGCCTTCAGATCATTATGGTCCGATAGACAGAGATCCTAAATGGATGGTGTGGAATAAGCCGATCCCTCGTACTTGGTGGTTCAATTTCAAGAAGACTATTTCAAATCAGTAATGGTGTATAATCGATTCTATGACAACAAAAACTCCTAAGAGGTTAACGGATAAGGTAAAGCCCTGGATAACTAAGGCTATAGTTGAACACTCACTCGATCAAGAAGAGGTTACTTGGGATTATGGTTTAGCTACCTTTCCCGATCCTGCTGTTGAAGATGGTGCATCTGTCTCAATGGTACCAGCCTTAGTTCTATATTTGGAAATCCCTACAGGTGACCCAGAGACTCCTTCAGTTTACATGAATGCTATCATGGCTCCATTCTCTATTACAGAGAAAAGGGTAAATCTTGCAGTCAAGAATACCCTAGAGAGTTTGAGAAGCGCAAGAGATTCACATCTCGAAAGTTTACTTGACAAATCAAGTTCAGTTTGAAACAATCGCGCGCGTTATATAAAGATCTGTTAGGGTAACCTATTTATAGTTAGATTGTCAAGTATTACTCTCTCTGTATTTCTATATTCACTCTTTACTCTATATTTACTAAGTCTGTGACTATTACAGTTATCAATAACTTGACGCGCGCGCGAGGTGGGGTTTACACTTTACCTATGACTGCACCGAAAGATAACGAAGAATACCTAAAGAGAATCTTTAGTTCGGGATATGTTCTCGGCAGGAAGCATGGTTATGCTACCGCTGTAGATGAATCCTACCCGGAACTGTTAGCTGGACAGAATGATGTAGGCCGCCAGGTTGGGGATGCTATCACTGACTATCTGAATCCAGGTGGGTTGAGGGTTGATCCGAACCAAGACTTCGGCTAGACTCCCATCTCATGGAACACATGACGCAGGCTCAGGTCTTCAAAATCGCTGACGGTTTGATCTTCTCTCATGGCCTCATAGGCTGGTCAGTGAAGCTAGATAATGCCCTCAGAAGGGCAGGTCAATGTGATTACGAGACTAAAACGTTATCGTTCTCTCGTAACCTATTGGCATCTCGCACCTACGAGGGAAGCCTAGATACCATTCGTCATGAGGTGGCTCATGCCTTAACTCAAGGACACAAGCACGATCGAGTGTGGTCAGCTAAGTTCCGGCAACTCGGTGGAAACGGTAAGCGTTGCTTCGATACCGAGACCATCGTGAAGCCTATCCCCTTCCTTTGGAAGGCTGTCTGTTCCAAACACGGACATATCGGCGGTCGCCAACGTGCCCCACAGTCGGGCAAAAGGTACGGATGCAATAAGTGCCCTAAGAACGTGGCTTACAAAAATTTGATTTGGTTCAAAAACGGACAACTCGAAGTACTTCCTGGGCAGGTAGCTCGCGAAGTTCTGGATACTCTGAGCCTTTTTCGGAAGAATTTCTCGGAACTAGAAGAGGATTTGTTATCCTCGGTCTAGGCTGCTAGAGTGTCCATATACCTACTGAAGGAGTTACCGTGAAGTTCACCTGGAAAGAAGCGACTGAGAAGTTTCAGATCTCGCTCCCGGGCTACCAGCCGCGTGTCAACCAGGACCACCTGGCAACTCAGGTAGAAACCGCATTCCGCGACTCGCGCCACCTGTTCGCTCAGGCCGGTTGTGGAACCGGAAAGTCTTTCGTCGGCGTCGTCGGTCTGATTCGGCGTTCCAAGGAAACAGGCAAGCCCGGCATCTACGCAACCGCCACGAAGGCTCTCCAGGATCAGCTTGCAAGTAAGGATCTTCCCTTCCTCCAGAACGTTCTCGGAGATTTCAAGTTCACTGTTCTGAAGGGTCGCAGCAACTACGTCTGCCTTGCCAAGGTCGATGAACTTGAAAATCTCGCTCTGAAGAACGATCTTCGCCGGGAGATGGACGACAACAGCGACTTCTCTGGTGAGATCGTTGACCTTCAGCTTTCTCTCGCTCCTCAGGAGCAGGCGATGCTCTCTACCACCAGCGACGAATGCCCCGGTAAGAAGGAGTGCCCATTCGGAAAGGTCTGCTTCTCGGAGCTTGCCAAGGATCGGGCGAAGGAATCGAACGTCGTAGTCGTCAACCATGCGGTGCTTGCCGCAGACCTGGCCGTAAAGGCAGCTCAGAAGGCCGCTGGCGTACCAGATCACGCAGTGACGGGTATTCTCCCTGACTTCGGTGGTGTGGTCGTTGATGAGGCTCATGAGATGAACTCCTTCGTGACCAATGCTCTCGGTGGCGAGGTGACCTCTGGTAGCTACCATCGACTGGGCACTGAGGTTGCTAAGTTCCTGGCAGACCGGAATGCACTGATGAAGATCAATGATGTCACCGCTGACCTCTTCAATGTCGTTCAGCGTGCACTCGATCGGCGTCAGGACAAGCGGTCCAAGACCGTAGATTTCACTTCCTCGATCATGGTTGAGCTTGCCCCTCACATCGAAAGTCTGATCAACGAGCTTGACACACTTCGTACCCGCGTTGCGAACTTCCAGATTCACGGTAACGACCAGGCAGGCCAGAAGAAGAAGCGCCTGGTTCGTCGTATCGAGAACGCTATGAACCGGATGACTGCCGTTCTGATTGCAGAGGATGAGGAGATGGTCCGTTGGCTGGAGATCGCTGAAGGTAAGAAGGGCAACGTCATCAAGTGGGCTCCGATGGACATCTCCGATTTCCTTCGCGAGAATCTGTTGACGAAGGCCCCCGTCGTATTCACCTCCGCAACTTTGGCTGAAGGTGACAACTTCGACTTCATGGCCTCTGAGTTGGGTGTTGATCGGTTCGACAGCTTCGATGCAGGAACCCCCTTCAACTTCAAGTCCCAGGCCCGGACTTTCATCCCGCAGATCGCTCACCCGGCAGGTCAGACGGCCAACCAGTGGCGCTCTTCCTCGATCGCAACGACTGCTGAATTGCTTCGCGCATCGAACGGTCGTGCTCTTCTCCTCTTCACCAGTCGAGTTGAGATGGAGGAGTCTTACCGTTCTCTGGCCCCTCTGATCACGAACATGGGTCACGTTGCTCTCAAGCAGGGCGATGAGCCGAACAAGGTTCTGAAGGAGAAGTTCGACGCAGACGAGCACAGCGTCCTTTTCGGTCTCGACAGCTTCATGACTGGTATCGACATTCAGGGCGATTCACTTCGCCTGGTCGTCATCAACAAGGCTCCTTTCGTAAACCCTAACGATGTGGTCTTCACCGCTCGCTGCAACTTGCTCACCAAGAAGAATGGCCAGTGGGCTCCTAAGGGTGGCTTCTACGGGATGGCTATCCCGACGATGATCCTCAAGCTCACTCAGGCTTACGGTCGGCTGATCCGTACCGTGTCCGACCAGGGTGTCGTTGCCATTCTCGACAGCCGCCTCTACGGCAAGACCGCGAAGAACTACGGAGGGCGGGTCATGAAGGCCCTGCCCGATGCACCTGTGATCACCGATCTCAGCGAGGCTGTCAACTACCTAGAATCTCTGGAGGTGTGAGAAAGGATGAAAGAAATAGAAGGTTTTAATTTTTACACTGATGTCCTTGACTTTGGAAATAGGAATGATATTGAGCTTGGAAATGATAGATGGCTTTCTTGGGAAGCAGAAGATCCTATTCCAGTCAAGGAGGGAACATCTACCTCGACTCTCATTTTGACCGACAATGATGGCAATCAGGTAGCTCGTTTCCTGGTAGCCTGGTCTAGAGTTGCTTGAAACTGTCGTAGCTAGCCTGTAGTCTTATAACTAGATGCCAGAGAGGCATCAACTACTAAGGAGAAAACATGACCACATTGGTACCCCAGGTACAGACCTCTGCCCCGGATGGCGCTGGCACTGACCTGGAAGCAGTCCTGAAGAACATCGTTTCACGTAAGACCCAGGCCCCTCAGAGGGCCGCTACAGGCACTAAGATGGTTCCTGTGTCCCAGGAGACCAAGGATGCAGTTTCGCGCCTCAGCGGCGCTCTGGGAGCCATTGAGCTGCCTTCTACGCGCCGTGAGCTGACGGTTGCTGAACAGAGGTCCCTGATTAATGTCGGTGCTGACGCCAAGAAGGTCGTTCGCGATATCGAAAAGGTTGTCGAAAAGATCAAGGGTGCCGTCTTCAATGACTTCGATGTGCGCCTTGAGAAGGAAGGTTCTTCCTCTGGCCTTCCGACCAACGATAAGGGTCACTACGTCGTTGAACAGGAACTAACTGTTGAGGGTACTGATAAGAAGTTCGTTCGTCAGGTAGCCGAGCACTCTCCTAAGCTTACTGCTGCCAGTCTGAAGCAGCTTTGGACTGATGGAAAGATTTCTCGTGCCACCTACTACCGCTTGACCAAAGCTGTCGAGGTTCCTCGCGAGATCGATGAGGATGCTCTTCTTGTTGCCTTGAAGGCCAACCCTGAACTGGCATCGAAGATCGCGCCTGCTATCGAGCCCGGCAAGCTGGTCGCATCCTTCTGGATTAAGGATGTAGGCGAAGATAGCTAAATGCACATATTTCATAAATGGACAAAATGGGAACAAGAAGTAAATAGTTCAAAGGGTAGAGATGTATTAGTCCAATTTAGAGAATGTACTAAATGTGGATTTACTCAAGCTAAAGCAATTAAGGTTTAAATGCAGTCACTACAAGTCAGCAATCCTGAGCTTGAACCTCCTGAAGGTCGAGACTTCTGGACTGTCTTCCAAGAAGACGGAAAGCTACCTATATTTACCACCTCCGAGGTAGCTTCCGTCTTCTTTGGACGTTCAAAGTTGTGGATGTGGAGACACCTTAATGCTGGTGATCATAAACTTGATGGTGTCCTAATTCCTATACCGAGAACACAGTACGGCAAATATCAGTTCCAGTTGGCTCATGTTGAGAGACTGGCACATGCTTTGTTCGGACGTGGTATCATTGACTATCGAAGGTTTACCAACTGCATTATCATTATTAAAGCAATAGGAAATAATTACCGACTTCTGTAGAGGAGAATTAATGGCAAGGTCTAATGTAATTACCGATGATCTAGATGGGTCTTCAGGTGCATCCGAAAGACGGTTCTCTGTTAATGGTACCGAATATGAAATAGATCTTACTGATGAAAACTTTAAGGTATTTCTCTCTGATCTTTCTCCGTGGATCGACCACTCCCGGCTGGCTCGTGTCAAGAGAGAGAACCAGGCACCTGTGGTTCATCCGGGTGACCGATCTAAGATTCGAGCTTGGGCTATTACTAATGGTCGTATTGTTGCATCTCGCGGTAGATTCCCTAATGATGTAGTTAGGGACTATTATGCGACAATGAAGAAGACTCCTATTGAGATTACTCTAGGATGATCTACCATGATGTGCGGAATAAGGCACTAGAAGAGGCAGCTTTCGCTGTTTTCAAAATGATGTGTGGTACTTGCCTACTTGGTCACTTAAATAATGATCATGTAGATTGCAAAAATTACTATAAAGCATCAGAAGAGGTTATGGAATTAAGGTCAGGAGTTCCTGATGACAACTCTTCTAGTTGACGGTAATAATCTCGTAATGCGCGCATTTCTGGCTCCCAAACATGATATGTCAGTGGGCGAAATAGAAACAGGCACTCTCGTTATCTTCGTCAATACCCTTTCTCGCCATATACGTATGGAAATACCCGATAGATCAGTTGTCTGTTGGGATGGTGGCGCATCCGCTTATAGGATGAAGATTTTCCCATCTTATAAGGGTGATCGTAAGCAGAAGTATTCAGATGAGGTACAGCCACCCTTTGCGATTATTCAGGAATTTCTGAGATTGGCTGGTTTTCCACAACTACAGCTACCGGGTTACGAAGGTGACGACCTCATAGGTGCCTATTGGCGAGCCTGTAGAGGCCATCAGCGCATCTTTATCGTCTCCGGGGACAAAGACATGTTCCAGTTGGTAGAGGACGGTACAGAGCTTCTGAGACCTGTCTCTGGGGGAGATAGGCCGGATAGATGGACTCGGACACGCATCATCACGGAATTAGGGTATAAACCAGAGTTTGCGGTACCGATCATGAGTCTGATGGGAGATAAGGTAGACTGTATTCCAGGGCTTCCTCGTGTTGGTCCTAAGACAGCTATTAAGATGATGAGATCCAATAATTGGGATTTCGCCAAATTAATTGAAAGTCTACCAATTACTGATCAGAATATTGTTTTGCGGAATGCAGCCCTTATAGATCTTAATTGTGTTCCACTAGAATTAGATGTACCTCCAATATTAGATTTAGTGACTCCACTTGACAAAAGGTGGGAAGAATCCT